GTCTGCGCCTCCTGCACGCTGAGCGCCGCGTCCCGCTCGCTGAGCTGCGCCGACGCGAGCCGGTTGGTGAGGTCCTGCAACTCCGCCTTGGCGTCGCGGCGGGCCTGCGTCAGATCCTGCTGCGCCTGACGCGCCGTGCGCTGCGCATCAGCCAACGACTGTTCGGCAGAGACGACGCGTTCGTTCGCCGACCGCATACGGTCCGCCGCCTGCTCATAGGCGGAACTGAGCCCCTGGCGGGCGGACTTGACCTGTTCGGCGGCCGACCGGTTCGCCTCCGCCGCCCGGCGCACCGCATCCCCGACAGCCTGCTCAGCGGCAGCGACACGCTGCGCACCATCCCGGTGCGCAGCCGTCACCGACTGCTGCGCCTGCCCGATCTGCCGGGCCCCGTTCCGGTGCGCCGCCGCCAACGCCTGCTGCGCGCCCGCCTGCTGCAACGCCTGCCGTGCCGCCTGCGCCGACGTCGCCCCACCCTGACTCGTCGACCGGGTCGCCGCATCCTGCGCAGCCTTCTGCGCCTGCAACGCTCCGGCGATGTCCTTGATCGCGGGGATTGCGGCGACACCGAACGCGCCGATACCGGCGCCGGCCGCCGTAGCGGCGGCCGTGATCGAGCCAAGGCCTGCGGCCAGCACCGGAATCGCCGGAATGACCGCCACACCTGCGATGGCCACCGTCAGCTGGAAAATCGCCGCGGTCGCCCCGGACGTGTCGACGTCGATGCGGGCGGTCTGGCCATCCAGGGCGGACACCATGCCCTGCACCGCGGCCAGTTGCGTCGCGGCGGCGCCGGCGTCGACACGGACGGCGATGCCCGCATCCGAAGCAGACAGGGCCGTCAAACGGGCTTGAATGTCGGAGATCTGCGCGTTGGCGGTGGCGGCGTCCATGTCGACGCCGATCCGCACATCCCGCAGCGACGTCAGGCGGGCCCGCAGGGAAGCGATTTCCGCCTCGGCCTGCGTCGTCGAAGCACTGATGTTGATGTTGGGGAGGGATGCCTCCGCGGCCTGCACCTGCGCACGGAGCCGCTGCCCGAAAGTTCCGTCGGTCTCGACCCGGATGCGGGTCGGGTCGGCCTCCATGCGCTCCAGCTGCAGCCGCAGCGCAGACAGTTCCGCCCTCGCGCTCGCCGTGTCCGCACGCACGGTGGGGTTCGGATGGCTGGCGCCGACACGGCGCAGCTGATTCTCCAACGCCTGCAACTCGGCGCGCGCTTCACCCGCATCGAGGTCGACGCCGATCGTGCGGGACGACAGGGCCTGCATGCGGGCCCGCAGCGCCTGCAAATCAGAGTCAGCCTCAGAGGTGTCCGCGCCGATCGTGATGTCCGGGAGGGAGCGGAAAGCGGCCTCGATACGGGCACGAGCTGCACGGGCGAACGCCCCGCCGACCTGACTGCCCTCACGGGAGGCGGCAGGGCGGGCTGCACGCCCGCCCTGCGTCACCCCGTCCTGCAGCGACCCACGAATCTCCGCGGTGATCCGGGTGGCGATCTCCCGCCCGAGCTGCTGGCCGATACGCTCCCCGGCCCCCGCGACACTCGACTGCATCGCCGGCCCGAAGGAGCGTCCCGCAGCACTGCCCGCATCCTCACCGGCGCGCGTCGCCGCCGGGACCATCGCACGGCGCAAAGCCTGATAGATGCCCCGGGTGTTTGGTACGACATCGACTTCGACGCTGCCGACGGAGATCGCCACAGGAGGACTCCCTCCCGCGCGTCAGGCCGCGCCCCCATTGATCAACTGGAAGAGGCGCTCAGCCGCACCATCCGACATGGGCTCGGCCTTCTTCTTCGGCGGCGTCGACCCCGGCCGCGGCAGAGGCTTCGGCGCCTCCGGCCGCTTGCTCTTCTTCTCGGTGTTGATGCAGATCAGCGTGTATTCCAGATGCCGCACCGAATCGACGGTGGCGGCCACCAGCTGCTCCAGATTCGAGTAGTTGGCCTTCTCCGGGTCGCTGCTCTCCGCCTGCGTCGCCTGCTCCTCGGCCGTCATGCTGTTGCGCAGGGCAGTCATCGTGTGTGACTCCGGCGGCAGATGCTGGATCAGCACCCGCAGCCTGCGCCAAGTCATCAGCCCGCGATGGACGTCGAGGACATCGACACCGCGCTCCAGGAGATCGGCCTCTATCGCCTCCGCGTGGTCCTCGAGGACCCCCGCGGTCCACTGGATTTCCCCAGGGACTCACCCGACGCGTCAGCCACATTCCCGGTGAACGTGCCGAAGGCTTCCATGTCCGGGTCGAGATCCAGGTAGATGTCGTAGTCGTCCTCGTGAAGGGTGGCCTTCATGAAGCCGTCGATGTCGCCCTGGTTGAGGGCACGGATCGTCGACGAACGCCAGCGACCTGACGGCAGGCAGCGAACGTCCTTGCTGACGCCGTCATAGCCGGCCAGCGGCACAGTGACGTAGCCGTCGTCCTCCAGCTCAGCCTCCGCCTCCTGGGCAGCGGCGGCGTCGAGTTCCTTCTTCGTCGTGGGCATGGGCGCGGGCCTCTCTCTCGTGTGGCGCGGATAGACAGAAAAGAGGTGGCGGGCCGGGCCCGCGCCGACCCCCAACAGGAAGCGTCACTCCTGCTCCTGTTGCAGCCCGCCACCCGTCTGTGGGGCCCCCTTGGTCAGGAGCCGGTGTACTCGGGCGTCGCCGGGACCGAGTCGCTGTGGTAGACGGTGTTGCCGGAGTCGTCCGGATAGGCCGTCACCGTGATCTCGTAGCCCGACATTTCGTCCTGCTTGAACGTCACGTCGGAGCGGTCGCTGACCTCTCCCTGCGGGACGTAAAACCCCTTCGCCGTGTCACCGTCCATCACGAGGAACCACCAGGCGCGGCGGTCCGGAACCGGCGACGCGGTCTCCGCGAACGTCGTCAGACCACCCACCGGCTCCAGGTCGGCGGCGTCGATGCGGTACATGACCGACTGCACCGCCACGCGGGCGGTCTCCCACAGCGTCACCTGGAACGTCCGCACCGACTTGGTGATCATCGTGCGGAACGGAGACGTGAGGCCCCACGGCGTGAACTCTTCGCTGTCCTCGTCGAAGCCGTACACCAGCCCGTCATCCGAGATGGCGCCCAGCGGCTCCCACGGAGACAACGGCTGAACCAGCGGCGACGCAGGAGCCGTCGTACCCACGGCTGAACACCAGCCTCCTCCGTTAGCACCGACGACCGTCAGGTCCGCGGCACGCGTGATGTTGACCATTAGGGGTCTCCCAACATGCGAAAACCCCGCGCATCAGGCGGGGTTAGTGACAGGTCCGGCGCGGGCCTGGCCGGTCAGGAGACCGGATGAAAATGCATCGCATACGTCGCCCCGCAACGGCGGAGCAACGCGTTCTCATAGGGGCGCCACGAGGGCGCCGAGACGGTGCTGATGCGGCCGAAGACGGCGTTCGCCGTCTGCCTCCCGCGCAGCTCGACGACCAGCTCGTACTGGATCTGCCGGGCCAGCGCAGAGGCGTCACGTCGCGTGGCGGCGTACACGTCCACGTCCACCAGCGCACGGTCGAGACGGAAACCGTCGTCGACGCCGCCGACCCGCTGGATCTGCCCAACCGGCAGAATCTTGTCGAGCGTTGCCGGAAGTTCGGTGACCATCCGGGCGCCCGTTCTGCTGGCCAGGTGCGCGACGAGTTCGACCTCCACGTCGGGCCACATCAGTTGCCCGCCGCCTGAGCCGCACGCAGCATCACGTGATGTGCGGGGACCCTCTCGGTGCCGTACTCCACCCAACGGGCGTAGTAGGCCGTGTTCCTGGCGTAAGCGACTGCCCGGTCGCGGCGGCGGCCCCCACGCCGCGTGGACGACACCTCGACAGATGCCTTGTACAGGCCCGGGGTTGGGTCACGCGGCCCCGCATAGACGGGGGCGATGGTTTCGGCGACGTTCTTGATGACGGTGGCCCGACGCAGCATCTCCGCCTCGATCATGGGAGACCTCAGCAGCTCTCCCACGCCCTTCTGCTTCATGCGGAACCTCGCTGCCATTACCGCCACCCCCATGCACATCACGAAAAGGAGGCGGTGAAGCGACCGGGGAACAGTCGGGTCAGCCTGTGACGAGTTCCAGGGCGGCGACCACCGGGCCGGCCGAGCCTGTGAACGGGCTCCGGAACGCGCCCGGTTGGCCATCCACCTGATACAGGACACCGGCGACACGCACCTGGTCGGTGGCCCGCAGATCGGTACCCGCGGGCGCGAACAGGGACAGCCCCACCACAACCTGGTCGCGGCCCTGCACGTTCTCGTTGCCCGAGGTGGAGTTCCCGTCCCTTGGCGCCAGCCCGCAGCCGGCGACCGGGATCTCAGTCGCCTCGCCGGGTACGTCGTTGCCGTATTCGTCCTGCGTCGGTGGCCCCGGGCGGAGGATGGTGACGGTGTCACCGTGTGGCAGTACGCGCACGGCACACCTCCTCCACGGCGTCACACCATCTGTCCAGGTCGCTGTCCGGGGCCAGTTGCTTGGCTCGTGCGGTGGCGCGGCGCGAGGCGGCACGGTAGGTGGCCGGGTCGTCGAGTTCGTCGATGGCGGACTGCCAGGCGTCGATGTCGGTGCGGTCGCAGAACACGCCGGCGGTACTCAGCGATTCGGCCAGGCCCTCTGTCGGATGGGCCAGGACCGGTATGCCGCTGGCCATGGCCTCGACGCCGGTGCGGCCCCACGACTCATACGAGGAGGGCATCAGCAGCAACCGGGTGCGGGCATACACGGCATCGCGCATGTCCCTGCCCGGCATGTGGTCGAGGACCAGGACGTTGGGCATGTCCGGCGGTTGCTGCTCGCCGTAGCCGCCGCGCACGGCCAGGAACTTCCTGTCCGGCATGCGTTCGGCGAGCTGGGCGAGGATGCCGGCGCCCTTGTCCCGGGTGCAGTTGATGAGGGTGATGGAGTCGCCGCGGCGGGTCCGGTAGTCCTCGGCCCGCACGGGCGGGCGCACGACCAGCAGTCTGTCCGGGCTGCGTGTGCGGCCGTGGAAGTACTCTTCGGCTTCCGCCTTCATCCACTGCGAGTTGAGCACGGCCAGGGCGGTGTTCCCCGTCGCCAGGGGATGCCAGGTCAGGTCGAACGTGTTGTGGCACAGCACGATCAGGGGGATGCCGTGGCCGCGGGCCAGAGATGCCGTGAATGGCACACTCTCCAGGTGGCTCACCAGCACATCAGCGCCGCTTGCCTCCGTCCCGAAGCCTGCTCCGGCGGCTGAGGGAATCACCTGCACGCCGTCGAGTTCATAGCGGGCACGGTTGGTGGTGTGGTGCGTCAGCCATACCTCTGCCCGGTGCCCGCGGGCGACCAGGGCGCGCAGCATCTCGTGCAGCATCCACTCGGCGCCGGCGTTGTGATCGGGAGGGTAGGCGTGGATGCGGGTTACCACCCGCAGCCCGCTCACCGGTATCTCACCATCGTCATGCCGGAGGTGTGCCGGTAGCGGTCCAAGGTGCGCCGGTCAGTGTCCGACAGGAGCACTGCCGCGCCGGCCCCGGAGCCGTCTGTGCGGTAGCTGTAGGGGCCGAGTGTCTCCCCCGTGAGGCCGCCGGCCATCGTCGGCGCGGTCAGCGTCCGGATGGCCATCCCCGCGACCACCGCCACCACCTCGGGCGGTACTTGCGTGACGCCGTGGCTGTAGGTGACCCGGTAGGTGCCCGGATAGGACTCGGTGTCGTCGTCGTACCACTGCTCCGGAAGGTTGATCGCCGGACTGTCGACGGCAGTTCGGACGATGTCGAGTCCGTCCCACTGCCAGCCGACCACCGGCACGTCAGGGACGCCGCCCGCGCCCACTGCCACAACGGCGGTCACATCCAGTACGGGCCGCTGCGGAAGCCGGATCTCGCCCTGCTGTGCGCGCAGGAGGAGAGTTTCGTGGTCGACGCGGGTGAAGTCCTGCCCCGTATAGGAACGCACCAGCGCGGAGGCGTCCTCGAGGAGCGTCGTCGCCCGTGAAAGTTCCTCAGACGTCAGAGGCCGGCCGATACGTGCCTCGATGGCGGTCAGGTCAGCGAGAGCGGCCACGAGCAGCCACCTCCTCCACTGCCACGCACCACGCGTCGAGGTCGGCTTCAGGGGTGAGTTCTGCGGCGCGCCGGGCTGCTGCCGTCTTGGCCTGCGGATACGCCTTGGGCGAGGTGACGCGCTTGATGGCCGCCTCCCAGGCGTCCAGGTCGTCGCGGTCGCAGAAGATGCCGGCGTCCCCGCACGACTCCAGCAGCCCGGGGGTGGGGTGGGCGATGACCGGGATGCCGGAGCACATGGCCTCCACCGCGACGCGCCCGTAGGACTCGTAGGCGGAGGGCACCAGCAGCAGCTTGGTGCGTGCGTACACGTCCTTCGCCATCCGGTCGCCGGGCGTGTGCGGCACGATTTCCACGTTGGGCAGGTCATCGTGGAGGATCTGGTCACCGTAGCCGCCGATGACTCCGAGGAACCGGCGGCGCGGCATGCGCTCCGCCAGCTCGTAAAAGACGTGCGCGCCCTTCTCAGCCGTCAGGTTGATCAGGGTGATGCGGTCTCCGGGCGTCGCCTTGTAGTCCTCAACGGACACCGGTGGATGCGCCACCACACCGCGGGGCATCGGCCGCTCCCCGCGGTGCAGCGCCCACCAGGCCTCGACATCCGCCTGCATCCAGGCGCTGTTGTACACGGCCAGCGACGGAGTGCCCTTCCACAGCCACGACTTCGACTTCTCATAGGTGTTGTGCAGCAGATGCACCACGGGCAGCCGGTGCAACTCCCCGAGGACGGAGGCCCGCGCGGTGTTCTCCAGATGCGTCACGATCACGTCTGCACGCGCCTCGCCCTGCATCCACCATCCCGGATCACCCTTCCCACGGAAGGGATGGACCTGCACACCGTCCAAGCTGTACAGCGCGTCCGCCGCAGCCGGGTGGGAGAGCAGCACATCCACCGCGTGCCCGCGGCGGGCCAGCTCCCGCAGGAGGCTATGTGCCGCCCACTCCGCCCCCGCATTATGGGCAGGCGGGTAGGCGTGCAGCATCGCCAGTACGCGCATGAACCATCCCCTCCCCCACGGCGCCGGCCGGACCAGCACGGAATCCGCCGGCCCGGCCGGCACCCATCAGGAGGCCGCCGTGGTGGCCTGCAGTACCCCGAAGGGGTACCGGGTGGCGCCGTCGGCGTTCAGGCGGGTCACCGGGTTCGCGGTGGCGTAGGCGACACGCATGACCACACGCATCGCCACCGAGTCCTGCTGCATGAGGTTGAGGACGACCTTGCCGTCGTCATCGGAGATGACACCCTCGGTGAACATCTTGAAGGAGATGTCCTGCCGCATGCCGACCATCGCCTTCGACCAGTCGCCCGCGATCAGTTCGGCCTCCGAGTTGTCCCAGGAGCCGTTCGTCACCTCCGACAGCCCGTACCCGTACAGGTTGCCGCCGAGGCCACCCTGCAGGTTGGGCTGGTAGATGGGCGCACCCTGCGAGGAACGCATCGTGTTGAGCCGCCAGGTGAACCCCGGCCGCGAAGCGAACCCGTTGATGGCGTAGCCGTCCTGCGACAGCTTCTCGCCCACGTTGGCGATGTCCACCGCCACGTCATCACCAGCACCGGCAATGACCGTGTTGCCGGAGGCAACAGCCCCCTGGTAGATGGCCGTCGGCCACGTGGACGGCTTGTTCACGCCGAACAGCGCCGCACCGTCCAGCACCGACCCGATGGCCTCCTGCATCCGCGGACGCACCTCGGACCAGATCGGGATCTGCGCGTCGTCCAGGTACGCCTCGGGGATCGGCACGATCGCCGCGATCTCCTCGACGATCAGGTCGACGTTCTTCCAGTCCTGGCTGGAGGTCTGCTTCAGCCCGGTGTCACCGCCGACGAAGTACGCCATCGGCAGCACATCCAGCGCCGGCATGCGCGACGTCTTCGTCGACATCGGCACCTGCCGGGCCCGTTGCAGCAGCACCGACGACGTCGGCAGCTCCTGCAGAATCTCCTTGGACACCGGTTCCGGCACCAGCGGATCGTTGCTGGCGTCGCGGCTCATGAGCGAGTTGTACGTTGCCACGGGGTCTCCCTTCGGGCGTGCAGCGACCCCGGCCCCGTGACGAGGATGATCCCGGCGCTGCTATCGGTTCAGGTCAGGTACTGCGGCCGGCGAGGTTGCGGATCCACGCGTCCGGATCGGCGGGCTTCGCCGACGACGGAGCAGCGCCGGGCGTGAGGGACTCCACGGGCCGCTTGTTCACCGGCGGCGCCGGAGCAGTGGCCTTCAGCCGCTCGGCGAGGGTCTCCGCACGCGCGTTGATGTCCTCTTCGCTGCCGGACCCGAGGAACTCGATGAGTTCCGGCGGGATGTTGTGTGTGGCCGCGGCCATCAGACGGGCGTTGGCGGCCTGCACGTCAGCGAGTTGCTGCTCAGCGGCCGTGGCACGGTCGGTCAGCTTCTGCTGCTCGGTCTTCTGTGATTCCTCGACCTCGGCGTACTTGCCTGCCGCTTCCCGCAGCGAGTCCAGTTCCGCCTTCGACTTGAGCCCGAGGGCGTTCAGGTGCCGGTTCTCGTGCTGGCGGGCGAGCGCCTTCCACTTCGTGGCCTCGCTCTCCCAGTCCTTGTCGCCGGAGTCCTGCTCTTCTTCGGCAGGTGCCTCTGTTGTCTCGTTGCTGGCAGCAGGCTCCTGGGGGGCCGGAGTCTCGGGCTGGGGGGTGAGGTGACCGGAGGCGACGGCGTCGGACAGCATCTGCTGGGTCTGCGCATCGTCTTCGCCGCCCGTCTGGGCGGGCTGCTCGGCTGAGGTTTCGGACATCGTGACTCCCGTGTCGGGGTCGGTGCCGGCCCTGTCGGGCCGGCACAGGTTGGGCATGAAAAAGGCGCCCGCCATGTCGGCAAGCGCGAGGGGTCGAGGGGTGCGTGCTGCTGCCGTGTCGGCGGCTTCCGCCCCTCGGCGGTCAGGACTTAAGGGTTCCGTCCGGGGACCAGTCGGCGGGGAGGAGGTTGTCGAGCTTGAGCTCCTTGGCCCGCTTGATGATGAAGCGGCGCACCTTGGCGCGGGCTTCGTCCGTTGCGGGCTGTACCCGTCCGACGGCCTTGATGGCGTTCTGCAGATCCTGCCGGTTGCGGATCTGGAAGCGTCCTGGCCGGTCCTGTTCGGGGGCGGGCATCGCCTTGCCCTCCTTGACCAGGCCGCGCATCTCACCGGCGTTCGGCTGTCCCATGACTCACCTCCCCTCGCCTGTGCGGGGTGACGTGTAGGCGGCACGGCCCTCGGCCTCCCACCAGCGGCGGAACACCTTCACGGCTTCCTTGCCGCCGCGGCCACGGGTCTCGCGCAGCCACGCTTCATACAGCTGATCGGCGACCCCCACGAAGGGCTCGTCGAGCGTGAAGGCGGGCCAGGCCGCGCAGCCGCAGTGATCGTGGTAGCTGTTGCCGCCCTGCCGCGGATCGCCTGCGGTTTTCGCCGACTTGTACACCGGGCCACGGGAGGCGAGCATCGCGCACCATGCGCACGGATCGTTGTCCGTCACCCGCGACCAGCCGGTGGCCCGCTCGTCCCGCTCGATGGCGCCCTGCATGACGTCCCGCCCGGCCTCGAGCGCCAGGTACTGCGTCGAGCCGGCCATCCGTACCGCCGCCGCATCCACCGCCTGCGCCGGCGACTTGCCGGCGGCGATGGCCTTCTTGAACTCGACCGGGCCGGTCACATCCAGCGTCTTGTGCAGCCGCACCGGCTGCAGGCTGCGCGGAGCGGGCGGCTGGAAGCCGTCATCAACGACACCCGCGGACTGTCGGGCCGTCAGGTAGAAGTCGCGGGCCAACTGTGCTGATTCGGCGCGGGCTTGAAGGACCTCGGCCTGCAGCACGCCGCGCAGCGGCGGCCACGAGGCATCCACACGGGCCGGGGTGAGCAACTCCCGCCAGGCCCGCATCAGGCGCTGCACCATCCGGGCCGCCAGCAACGCCTGCCGCCTGCGGTAGAGCAGCGCCATCTGGGCAAGACCGGCCATCAGGCGGCTTCCTGCGACGGCTCGTCCGGCGGCGCCCCGCCCCCGGGATCCATCTGCTTCTCGATGATGCCGTTCAGCCGCTGCATCGCATCGCCCTCGGCGGCGGTGGTCTTCCAGCGCTCGACATCGGTCTGGGTCACCCCGGGCACCCGCTCCCACAATTCCTGCGGCGGCACCCCGAGCATCGTCACCAGCTTCCCCAGCGCGTCCACCGTCTGCGCCAGCGAGCGGGCCGAGGTGTCCCGCCACACGACCTGCGCCGCGGTGTCCTCCCAGGCGTCCTTGTCGCCGGAGGCCAGGCCCACCAGGC